TATAGAGATTGCGGTGATGGAGTGGGTCTGTAGAAGCTGTGCTAAGATAGATCTTCAAGGATCCTGATGCTCGCATCATTGACTTATCATGGAAGAGCACAGAGGCTTGCTTATGCTTGGTCTGCGGAATAGCTCCATAAGCCAGCTTGGTTTTCGCCGTGATGTCATAGTAGGGCATTTCAATCCACTCGTAGATGTCGAACCCGTAGAGACGAGCGATGGAGCCATTGACATTATCCATGTTATACTGTCTCACGAAGTTTTCGCTAATGCTGAGGAGGTCCTGCACATGATCTGAGCATAGCACCAGCACACGCTGACCCTTCGGGATATGATTGTTGTCGCACCACTTCTTCATCTGGAGGAGGTCAGCAATGGTTAGTTTCTTACGACCACCTTCTTCAGCTGTACCGCCAGAGGTGAGGAAGACAGGTGAATCCTTCTCTTTGTGAGATTGAGGTGCTATGGAGTGTATTGCTTTATCTCTGATAGACCCTTCGATCGCCAACTTATGTCGCTCCTGAACCGTCCCTAGCTTATCATAGCTAAGCGTGGCGAGTTCCTTGTCTGTGACGGCCGTCGCTTCGGTCTCGAAGGTTGCCAGTGATACTCCTCTATCGGCATCTTCGAGCGTCTGGATACCGAGTGGATAAGTATTATTATCGATCAGGACCTTGGGATCGCCTCCAAGCTCAGCGAAATGGATGACATCGTTATTTGCATGTTCACTGTAATCTGTGATACGAGAGTACCACCCCAGCTGATCCAAGTCCTGACGCAGTCGCTTGAGTACGATGCCGGTATAGAACTCTTGGAAGAGACCTGCATTTGCACAGCCCGGCTTGTAGAATGCCCCGACGCACAGGGTGATAAGGATGGCGGCTACGGCACCAGCCCACAGAGGGGCACCCACGAGGAGCGCCAGCAAGGCACCCACCGTCGCATTGAAGATGAGCCCCCCGACTGCGACGAAGAGAGGGACTACCCACTGAGGGATTTTCGATTTAATCATAGAAAGGTTGGTAATAGGTTGAAGTTAGTACTAGTACTGAGGTACCTCGACACCGAACTCTGCCTTGTAGAGACGGGCATAGGTGGGGTAGTCATTCTTGCGTAGTTGCTCAAGCTCATCAGTGGGGACATCTGAGAGCTTCGCAAACTGGGTAGGCGCAGGTCCACCCTGAGGCTGGATGATGCTAGAGGGGCGCTTACCTTCCTGGATGTTAGCCAGTGTCTGGCGGAGCATCTCTCCACCCAGCGCAGCTCCGATCTTGCTGTAATGCTCCCGCTGACCCTCAGTGATCTTACCACACTGGATGGCATCATTGATCTGATCCTGAATGATCGACTGCTGGAGTGAGTTTGCTTCATCTACCCGCTTCTTGAGCTGAGCGATGGCACTGATCACCTCGGCTTCGCTTGCGGTGGTAGGTAGCCCTAGAGCTAGGGCAATCTGTTCGTTCATTGTTTCATTAGTAATAGGTGAGACTTGCTGTTTTAATTGGATAAGCGGGATATCTGCCGACTCCTCCCCCTTTCCCAGGGTGATCCGCTTGCCATCTTGGTTGTACAGCTCCACAGCGAGGGCATCATCATTGGCACCGATGTCTACGATGGAGACTTCATCGAGCTTACTTTTACTGATAGTCATACGGGTCTGCCCTGGGAGGAGGAGGGCGGGATCATCACTAAGCTCAATGACCGTCAGACCTGCCGATGCCATGCGGAGCATATCATTCTCCCACTTATTGGCGATCTTCATGGCGAACTCATCTGACTCGTCGAATACAGGTGTACCGATGATCTTATCTCCCTCAACACGGATATTCTCAATACGCCCAATAGGCATATCCTCTCTGCCATATCTGCGATGCATCCAGAGGAGGACGGGATTACGCTGGTACTGGGATAAATCCACACCTGAGGTGAGGACTCGCGAGCCGTAGGAGTTGAGGCTACTCGTGCTGATGATAACTTGCTTCATTGCTCTGTGATTGATTTCTGAGGCAAAGGTCGGGAGGCTGTATAAGGGATGGAAAAACCACTGCAAAGACTTCACTGAAAGTTGATTAGAGGGTATTGTTGGGGGACTTTTGTAGTCAAAAAAGCCCCCCTAATCATGGCATCTCCCAAGCAAAAAGAAGCCCTTGAGCGCTGGAAGGCTCGGTGTGAGCTCATACGCTCGACTACCGCCTTCATCCCGACTGAGACCCCAAGCGAGAAGGACAAGCGTATTCGTCGTCTCCTTGGTGACTACAATGCCTTCGTCGAATACTACTTCCCTCAATTCACCTGGGACGAAGAGCGGCAGCGTCATATCTCTTGTGCCAAGTTTCACGTAGATGCTGCCAAGACGATACGAGATAATGCCAACCTGAAAGCTGTCTTCAAGTGGGCCAGAGGGCATGCAAAGAGCACGCACATGGATGTCATGGTACCTCTATGGCTTAAGGCGCATCAGTATATAGGCCGGCGCTTAATTAATGTGATGGTCTTAGTGGGGAAGAACTTAGATAATGCCAAAACTCTCCTCTCAGACATTCAGGCTGAGTTCGAGAGCAACCAGAGGTATATCGCAGATTTTGGCGTACAGGTGAATCAAGGGTCCTGGGAAGAAGGTCGCTTCGTCACGGCCGACGGCATAGCATTCTTCAGCCTTGGCCGTGGTCAGTCACCTCGAGGATTACGCCACAGAGAGCACCGCCCCGACTACATCGTGATTGACGACTTGGATGATGATGAGATCGTACTTAACAAAGACCGTGTCAATAAGCTCACCGCTTGGGTGCGTGAGGCCCTCTATGGAGCACTAGATGGTGGTAGAGGGC